TTTATAAGGAAGGGTATCAGCAAGTTCAAATAAAAATAAAAAACTTTAATCCATACAACTCATTAAGTTGGTGGTATCCAGTAAAAACCGGCGATTTAGTTTTATTTCCTTCTCACTTTGCTCATTCAGTAGAGCCTGTAAAAGTAAAACGTAGGATAAGTTTAAGTTTTAATACATTTCTTAAAGGTAATTTAGGTGTAGATAGTTCGTTTACGGGTTTAAAGCTATGAACTATGACCTAAAAACATATGCAAAAGTATATAAAAAAGTATTAACTCCTAGTTTTTGCAACAAAATTATAAAGGGTTTAGAAAACGTAAACTGGGAGAAACATCAGTTTTATAACCCTAATACAGATACATTATCTAATAATAAAAATGAATTGTCTGTAACATGTGATTCTTCTGGTTATGTTGAAGAACTTAATAAGTTAGTTTGGGAAACAATAGAAAAATATGTTTTAAAAGATTTTAAAGAATGTAAAAAATGGTGGAATGGTTGGCAAGGATTTACGCCTGTACGTTTTAACAAGTACGAAAAGGGTGAATTAATGAAATTACATTGCGATCATATTCATACTGCGTTTGATGGTGAACGAAAAGGTGTGCCAATATTATCCATCGTTGGGGGTTTAAATAATAACTACACAGGGGGTAAATTTATAATGTGGCAAAAAGAACATATAAAAATTGACCAAGGAGATATTTTAATTTTTCCATCAACATTTATGTACCCGCATGAGGTAACAAAAATAGAAGATGGGTGTAGATATAGTTTTGTTTCATGGACATGGTAAGGAAAGAAAAATGGTAGGTATACATCAAATTTTAATTGGTTCTGGCGGTGGTGCTGTAATAACAGATGTAGAATTATTGATTCTTGCTGGTGGTGGAGCGGGAGCTGGATTTATCGGAGGTGCTGGTGGTGCTGGAGGCATGTTGGAAGAATCAACATTTGAAATGGCTGTGGGTAGTGTTTTTACCGTTACTGTTGGAGCAGGTGGTGCGGGCAATAATGGTGTAAATCAGCGAGGGGGCATAGGAAATAATTCAGTGTTTTCTACTTTTACTGCAATCGGTGGCGGTGGCGGGGGTGCTGGAAACCATCCTAATGCTTTGGTTGATGGAGATGGAATTAATATTAAAATAGGAGAAGAAGGCGGTTCTGGTGGGGGTGGCAGTTCATCTGATAACCCAAAAAACGGAGCTGGTGGCCCTGGAACTACTGGACAAGGAAACGCTGGTGGAACTGGAAACGGTGCGCCTGGGGCGGCAAATGGTTCTGGCGGTGGAGGAGGTAAAAACGCCGCTGGTGGCGATGGCTCGGCTGGTGCTAGTCCAAATTCAGGGGTAGCGGGTTCTGGAGGAGTAGGAAAAAATAGTTCGATTACCGGAGCTACAGTTGGTTATGCCGGAGGTGGCGCTGGCGGAGTTCACGGAAACCCCGCAGGTGGTTCTAAGTTTGGGCCAGGATTTGGAGGTGGAAATGGTTCTAATACTACAGGAAGAAACCTAGATGGCGGCACTAACCAAGGTGGTGGAGGCGGGGGCGGTGGCTATGCTAACCCGCCCGGAACAAATTTCAATGGCGGAAATGGGGGGTCAGGAATTGTTGTAATTGCTTATCCAGATTCTTTTCCGGCTATTACAACTATAGGCGGTGGATTAACATATAACGAACCATCGAGATCAGGTTTTAGGGTGTATAGATTCACAGCGGGTACAGATACAATAACAATTTGAGGTATGAACAATGGCACATTACGCATTACTCGATGAAAACAATGTTGTTACACAAGTTTTTATAGGTAAAGATGAAACCGATACGTCGCAAAACTGGGAGGAATATTACGGCAACGTACACAACTGTGTTTGTAAAAGAACGTCTTATAATACGTTTGCTAATACCCATTCCGTAGAAGGAAAAACACCATTTAGAAAAAATTATGCGGGCGTTGGGTATACTTACGACGAATCTAAAGATGCTTTTATTCCGCCAAAACCTTTAGGAGCAGATTCATGGACATTAAATGAAACTACTTGCACATGGGAACCGCCATCAGCAATGCCGGCAAATTCAGTTGGGTTGGGTTGGAACGAGGAGTTGCAAACATGGACGTAAGACGTAATCCTTTTATGTATTCAACAAAAACAGATAAAACTATTACAGATCATGAATTTGATAAAGTGTTGTTAAAATTAGAATCTAAACGTATAAAAAATGAACATGAACGAATTAGACAAAAGACTAACAACGCATGAAGCAGTTTGCTCGGAGCGTTGGTTAGAAATTCTATCGAGGGTAAGACGGCTAGAAATGATATTGATAGGTTCGTTTGGCTCAATCATAATTATTTTAATCACGATTATCTTAAAATTACAATAATGGTTATACAAAATGATAGATCCAATTACGGCTATTTCGGCGGCTTCTACGGCGTTTACGCTTGCGAAAAAAGCAGTAGCAGTTGGGCGAGATATGGAGGATATGTGGGGGCATCTTAGTAGATGGGCTTCCAACATAGAAGATGCAAAAGAATATTTAAACCAGGAAAAAGAATACGGCAGTAGCAAACCAAAAGTATTAAAAAAATTACAAAAATCAGCAACACAGGAAGCATTAGATAGCATTGTTTTAGAAAATAAAATACGTGAGCAAGAAAAACTTTTACGCGAATTTTTTACGGCCAATTGGACAACCGAATGGGGAGGCATCGAGGGATATCGCACATTTCTTAAAAAACGGCGGGAGATTAAAGAGCGTAGACAAAAACAAATTTACAATAAGATGCGAGCGCGGCGTAATTTTATTTATAAAACCAAAATGGGAATCGCTATTGTTTTCCTAGTAAGTGTTTTAATAACGTTGTTGTGGTTTTTAATTGATTCAGTAATAGAAGCGAGTAAATAATGATAAATTTATTAACAGGATTGTTGCCAGTAGCAGAAAAAGTAATTGATCGGGTTATTCCTGACCCTAAAGCCAAAGAACGTGCGTTAAAGGAGTTGGCCACGTTAGAGCAAAAAGGTGAACTAGCAAAAATAGAAGCTGAATTTGCAGATAAACAAAGTGCGCGTGAACGTGAAATGAAAATAGCGAACAGCGAATTTGCACCAATGTTAAATAAAATCGTGACCCCCGTATTAGCATTAGGAACGGTGATACTGGCGTTTGGTTTGTTTTTGGTAATTATTTTTGTAGAAGTTGACCCAGCGAGTAAAGATATTTTAATTTACGTCCTGGGTACGCTTAGTTCCGCAGTAACCATGGTGTTAGGATATTATTTTGGAAGTAGTTTAAGTAGCAAGGACAAAACGAAAGAATTAGCGGAAGTAATGAAAAAAGAGCCAAAAATATGAATTTCGGAAAATATTTTAGTGAAGATGAATTAAAATGTAGCCATACGGGTTTTTGTAATATGCAACAAAGTTTTTTAGATCAATTAAACATATTACGTGAAACGTTTGGTAAACCCTTAACCATTACGAGCGGTTTTAGAGATGTTACCCACCCAATCGAAGCTAGAAAAAAAACCCCTGGCGCGCATACTACTGGGCAAGCTGTAGATATTGCTGTTAGCCGCGAAGATGCGTATAAACTACTTTTAATTGCACTAAACAGCGGGTATACAGGAATCGGCATAAACCAAAAAGGTAATGGCCGTTTTATTCATTTGGATACATTGGTAACAACCAATAGCCGGCCTAGACCGACTATTTGGAGTTATTAGTACCCTTTGTTTGTTTTATAACCTTGTTTAAAAACAACTGGCCGTTTTCTATGGTTAAAGGTAGTTTAGCACGTTCCAAAATAGTTAAGGATTCCAACGGCTGTTTAAAAGGTTGTTTGTCAATAATGTAAAAGTTGCTCATTATCTGTAATCAGTTTTTGGTTCAGGTTTATTCAAAAAACAAGTTATTTCGGGCCTATCTGAACTTGATAAAGTTCGTTGACATATCCCAAGCAAAATGGGGGTAGATAACGATAGTGTTAGAGAACCGTCTTGTTGCCTAAACACTTTACCAACATCGTAATTGCGATATTTGGTTTCGCCTGATTTTTTATCTGTATAAGCAATACTGGATTTTACATTAAATTCAATATTATTCATTGGTTGCGTTTGTTCTGATTCTACACTTTCCCTTGAATAACCTTCGTTTCTTCTATCATAATTCATATTATTTCCTCCGTTTTTATAAATGCTCATTTTGACAACCTCCGATTGTGTTCGTTTATCCATTCATAATCAATTAACATACATTTAGCGGCTAACATTTCTGGTGTATTTTCAGTTTTTAACAACCGTTCATATTCACCGCGAGTTACATCAACACCTAAACTATAGGCATCAACATACCATTGCTGGTGGCGGCCTATCACATCAATATATATCCACCAACCAGAAAATAATATACTGTTAATACACGCAAAAACAGTTACAAGTTTAATTAGCGCCACCCTGTTAACCCCAAGGTTTCATCGTCCATATTTTGAATTTGCTGAAACCTATGTTCTATAATCCCAGAAAAATAATCAATTTTATTTAACATTTGTTCAAATTCTTTTGTTGTCCATGTAAAAACCCTGGTACACAATTGCAAAGATTCTGGTGCTTCTGCGCAAAAACTTATAAAAATACTTTCATTAATATCACATAAATGCGCTTGCGCTACCATTTGCCATTTGTAATCAGGTTTCAAAACTTCATAATCAGTTGTACGCCATTGCACATTTCGTAAATGATTTTCTAACCTGGGGCATTTTATTTCTATATTGTAATTACGATTTTTTATAGTAACCACGCCATCAGGTGAAGCGCCAAAATAAGTGCGTTTTGGGTCAACCATAAACCCGCGCTGTTCAACCTCCACACCAGCTAAACATTCAAACGCCATGCGTGCATACGGCTCATGTTCTTTACCACGCACCACATCAGGTATGTTGTTAAACTTTGCCTGTTCTTCCTCATAAATTAATTGCAGTTTTTCGCGTTCTACAAAACGTTTATATATTAAATCGCACGCCTTTTTATCAATATACGCTGTTTGGGTTTTGGTAAATTCTTCTGTTTTAGATCGAGGTTCTACCATAAGAACCCCGATTTCACTTGCAGTTATTTTGCCTAAACGTTCCAACCACCAATCAAACGTATTTTGTTCAGCGCTACCCATGATTTTTAGGGAACTGCGTTTGATGTTTTTGTGCAATACGGTTTAAGGAAGTAGCAGAGTTATTTTTTACTGGGTGTTGTTTTTCTTGATCTAAGGCATCTAATAACTCAAAATCAGTTAATGCCAAAGCATTGTACCAAAGGTAACGGCGCGCATAAGTAATTACTGCGCCAATAACTTGCATCGGTTGCATCTTGCCCGTTGGGGTATAATCCACCGGTATGGTAAATGTAGTGGAACTTGCGCTGGGGTGATGAATAATTGTTAATTCAGCAACATCACGAGGCGGTAAGCCATCAACATTTGTTGTGTAAAAATTTTCTACCCAAGATAAATTTAATGCCTGGCTTTTTTCAATTACTAAGGGTAAAAAGTCAGCTAAATTAAAATAATTAAAATTTTGAAATTTATTTTCCCCGCTCATGTGTGGGTTTGCTTGTCTTATTTCCTCACGTAACTGGTTTAACTTATTGTGTACTTCCATCTGAATTTGGGCCATGTTGCCTCCTTATTTAAAATCTGGTTTGGTGTAATAACTTCTAAATATCGAGTCAAACAATTTCACCGTTTGGTTAATGGTTTGATATAAATCACCGTCAGAATATTCCATTGGGCGTACATCACAACCAGTATTACCACCAACAAAGTAGTAACAGGGTTGCATTTGTTCGCCATCATGGGACATATAAACATCAACTGGTTTGTTTGTTGATGGCATATAAAGTGAACCCCAAATAGTGAAAATAAACTTACAGTCAGGGTCGCTTGCAATTTCGTTGGCCAACCATTGTGGCTCAGCATTAAAACTAGGAAAACCGCCGCTGGTGTACAAATCCTTCATGCGCTGTTCGTAAGATTCCATTAAATGTTTTTTTTGCTGATTAGATGGCCCTGTGCTGAAATTGGTTTTTGGTTTGGGTTTTCTTGTTTTTGTTGTCATAATATCTCCATAAGTATGAAACAATTATAATAATACACCAAAAAATATAAAAAATTAACTTTTTTTAAGGTATATTATTATCTGTCCAGAAAAAGAATTTTTTTATCTGGACACTTATAATGAAAAGGGGAATGATGACTAATACAGAATGTATAAAACGTTATGGAGTAACACGGGCCAAAATGGCTGAATTATGTGGTGTTCACCCGCAAACCGTGGATAAATGGTTTATGGAAGATGGAGAAATACCGGCAAAATATTGTCCGTTGTTACGTTTAAAAATTGGCTTGCCTTTAAATATTCTTAACCCAACTGTTTTTAATGCTGATTGGGTTGCGTTTGAGGAAAATAAAAAAATTAATAAAACGTATGACGTTAACTAATAGAAGTGTTTTAAAATTACGTGATGATGGATATTGTGCGCAAGTTGTGGAACGGTGGAATGCGTTTACAAAAACACGGCATGATTTATTTGGGTGTATTGATATTATTGCAATTGGCCAGGGTAAAACATTAGCTGTACAAACCACATCAAAAACAAATATGAATGCGCGTATTAAAAAAATTGAAAATAATGAATATCTAAATGAAATGATACGTGCTAATTGGTGTATTTTAGTTCATGGTTGGTATAAGGAAAAAAATAGATGGAGGTGCAAAGAATTTGAATTTTAGCCGCAAAATGTGAGCGGGATAGAAAAAAACTGGGCGGGCTAGAGGTTGTGGAATAGGTAGCCACAAAGCGAGGGACGACCCCTGTTATAGCCAACCGTATTGGAGTTGTGCCAACGGTTAGAAAGATGTTACTGGATACGCCGCGCAATTAGAACCCGTAAGGGTCTTTGCGTTTTTTTTTAATGTTTACATGGAATGAGACAACATGGAAATGAAAGATGAATTTGATAAATTGTGGCAAGTAAATGACCGCAAGGTTAATAAACAGCAAGCATATAAGGCGTTTAAAAAAAATTACAAAGAATTTAAAAAATATTGTTTGCAAAATAAATGTAGTTTTGCCCAGGTTTATGAAAACTGGAAAGTTGCAGAATATAAAAGCAAAGATTTGTTAGATGAAGAGGGTAATGTTGATAAAACAAAATTGCAATTTGTTTGCCATTTATCTACCTGGTTAAATGGTTGGCGTTGGGAAGATGAAATAATTGTTTTTGAATCAGAAGATGAAAAGTGGTTTAACAGTTATACCGGCATAATAGAAATGGGGGCAAGTATAGGTTTAATTTTTGATGAAGAAAAACAAACATTTCCAGAATTTAAAAAAGTAGTTTTTGCAAAAGTACCAAGGGAGTAAAATGAAGAATTATTTTATTTTGATAGACGATAAAGCAAAAAAAATTTGTTGTGATGCAGTTAAAACAGCGCCAAATAATTATGTTGTAACAATAGAACCACGTAATAGAACAATAGAGCAAAACAGGTATTACTGGGCATTATGTAAAGCGGTTGCAGAACAAAAACCGGAAAATGGTGTTTTTTACCGCGCTGACGTGTGGCATGAAATGTTTAAAAAAGCCTTTGTACCCTCGCAAATAGAAGAATTGCCAGATAAAACAACAATAACAATGTATAAGAGCACAACAAAGTTGACACTGAAAGAATTTTCTATTCTAATTGAAAGTGTTATGGAATTTTGTAGAGAAAATAATATAAATATTTCACATTTGAATACGGATATGCCTTATGCCACTGGGGACGTTTCGATCTAAAAAATTACTAAATATGGCCCGTGATGCGCCGTATTGTTTCTCCTGTGGCAAAACAAATGATTGCGATATAGTGGCCGCACATTCAAATTTTCTAAGTGATGGTAAGGGAAAAGGCATAAAAGCGGTGGATTATAGGATTGCTTATTTGTGTGCAAAGTGCCATCAAATAGTTGATACAAGCCACAAACATAGTAAAGAAGAAAAAAAACAATTATGGGAAAATGCGCATAGAGCAACTATAGGTTGGCTGTTTGATAGTGGTCGGCTAAAAGTTGTTGAACCACCTAAATTTGATTTGTGAACATAGAAGACGAATTGCAAAATTGGTTTTTGTACTTAAAAAATTTACCAAAACCAGGCCCACAACCTGACAGTACTTGCCGTAGTATAGAACATAGATATCAACCAGAAGCGGGGGAAACATTTGAAGAAGAACCAAAAGAACAAGAATTTTACGATATTAAACAAGCTGAAAGAATGGAAGAATTGGTTTGTAGGCTTCCTAAAAAATTTAAAGAAATAATTGTTTTTAGATATGTTAAATTTAGGGGAATGGCTGATAACCAATTGGCCAAAAAATTAAAAATAAGCAAATATGAATACAAACGTGATTTATTCGTTGCTAAACAAATGTTAAAAAGGTTATTAGATGGAATTTGAACAACCACAAGAATTTACAATTACGCCAATGAATATCGAACAACCAAGTGTTGATAACCAGTTGGCAAAACAATTAATTGAGTTAAGCCAAGAATTTAATGCTGATCATAATTTTGTAATTATGTATGTAGATAAAGAAGGTGTTTTTAGAATGAAAGCAAAAGACAGCGACAGAAAAAGTATTTTAGAAATGCTTTTAATAACACAAAAAACAGTAATTGATAGTTATTCAAAAAAATGAGTTTAAATAGAAAAATATTGGAAGTATTAGGTGATAAAAAGTTAACAGTTGATGAAATTTATGAGCAACTAAAAAATGACCATGAAAAATATGAAATTAATAGTAGAATGGCAGTTTTAGTAAAACAAGGTAAGGCGCTTAAAGAATATACAGCGCCAAACCCTAAACCCTTTTACACCGCTGTTAAATAAAAATGTTTTCGTAAATTACGCGGTCAAAACAACTTTTGCGCACCTCAAAAAATTTATCAAATTGCGGGAAACGGTGCATAAACAACCGTGCATAAAACGCAACATAATCATTATTCAATTTATAATCCATATCTGGATGTGCCAAATCAAAAACAATATACCAGCGCATTTTTTCCCAAACACCCTGTGAGCCATAACAAGCAGTTTTGGTTGATGCTTCTAATGCAAAACGTTTGAATGTTTGCCACACAACTGGGTTTTTTTCAGCAAAAGCAATGGTTTTTTTTATTTTGTTTTTTTCTTTAAATGTTAAAGGGTTATCTAAATCATCGTTCCACAACTCCTCAACCGCTGGTTTCGGGTCTGTTTCACAATGTGCAGCATTTAATTTTTCCATCATTTCATGGGCCTTTCCACTTACGGCATAAACCATTTTACGCATTTTATCTCCTTTTCCGAAAAATATTTAGAACATCGTAACACACTAAATTATAAAAAGCTATACTTTTTTATAAAGGTATGGTATAATGGTTTATAAGTTGTAAAAATTGTTCTTTAAAAATTTGGTGGGTTTGTTTTTTTCAGATGAAAGGAAGTGTAATGGGAAAAATAAACTATTTGGCAATAGTACTGGAAGCACTAAAAATTCCTGAAATGGTACATCAGCTACAGGAAATCGATGTGGAAGATGGATTACATGATGGAACGCCAGAAGGTATTAGAAAGCATTATACCGATGAGGAACTTTTAAAAGAAGTTTATTACCGGTGTTGCCTTTTGAATGATAACCGTGAGCCGGATGGGAGCTGGGACCCAGCATGGGACGACCCAAAAAAGCTGAAAAAAGAATACGGGCAAATGAAAAGGCTCGTAACCAAATGGCGAAACAAAATAAAAATTACTGATGAAACATTGAACAGTAAATTAGATGAAATTTTACAGTTTTAAATAAATACAATTAAACCCAAACAAACCCACCATATTTATTAAAAGTTATAAAAAAGTATTGCAAGTTATATAATAAGATGTTACGATGGTTTTAAGGTTGGGTGGTTGTTTAGATAACCGCGTTAATACCGTTTGCAAAATACTGCATTAGAAGTTTAATGTCTATGAATTTGCAAATGGCAACGGCGCGGAACACTCAACTTTTTACTTTAGATGGAAGGATAAAAAAAGATGAAAACAACCAAAGTAAGAACAAAGTTGTTAGGCCAAAAAAAACTAACAAAAAGAAATTTGTTTAGGTTAGTTCAAGGTTGGAAGCGGACTGGCGCAAGTATGAAATTAACCGCTGAGTTTTTGAGAATATATTTAGAAGAAAAGGTTTACAGAAATTCAGCCAAAACTGTACTTAAAATTTCTATTGCGGAAATAAAAAGAAGAATTAAAATTCTTAAAGAAATTGAAGCGGGTGTTTAATGCACCCGTTTTTTTTTAGATGAAAGGATAGAAATGAGCGAAAATATAGACTACCTTTTTGCCCGTGAAATTACCGATGATGCTAGGGCCGATATTTTGGCCGAAAAAGAATCGGAATGGTTTGAGGTTTTTAAAAAAAGAATGCTGGAACTGGGCATAGCAAAACCAGGGATAATGATAATTTGGAATCAACTTAACTGTGTTGAAAACTTTATCCCGTTAGTTAAAACGCTGGAAATTTTAACCACCGGCACTATGGAGGAAATTGCCGATGAGTTAACGGGCTGGCATTACGTAACTGGCGAAAAAGCATTTAAAGGAGAAAATAATGATAGTTCAATTACACGATAAAAAACGGGCCGGCACACAAATAGAAAAGGCGTGCCGTGAGGTGTATGGAGATGCAATTGTTGACCGGTTGATAAATTGCGGTTTTAAGCAAGAATTAATCGATGGTGAGTACGGCGTGCCATTGTTTGCGTTTATTGAGTATATGCAAAGTGAAAGTGGCGAATGGATTGATTTGGCCAAATGGTTGCTTGAATTTAATGATGAAGAAGTTGCCGATTACATGGCTCGCATCGAGGGTGAATACGTGGGAAATTATATTACTGATGTGGCGTTTATCCATGATCACTTTGAAGAAAAATGGCGGCTTAGTGCATCACTATGTGAATTTATTGATTGGGAATTGGTTGAAAGGGATTATCACAGGAAATATTATTTTGTGTGGTGTAACGGCGAAGATGAGCCAACCAGCTACCTTTTTAACTTTGGGGTATGTGTATTTAAAGCTGATGTAATACCGCATGGGAAGTGGCAAGAAAAAGGCATAGACCCAGTAAAAAGCATTAAAACAACCAACATTATTGCAAAAGATTAAAGGGGGTAATCTATGACGACAGTAGCGCAACCAGTTAACACGGAAGATGGTGAATATAATGATATTTGTGCATTGCGGGATAAATTGCTCATTGTTAGAAAAACCCTAACGCCAGATAGAGCCGAAGAATTAGCGTTATTTGCATTAAATTATTTGCAAGTTAGCAACGAAAACCCAAACAACTTTAAGCAATTACCGGCAACACAAAGGGCATCACGGCCAATATATGCGGTAATTAGGCATCAATCAAAAGCGCACATAAAAAAAGTAATTTCATTTTTTGTAGTTCACAACACCAGGTTAATTAATATTGATTGGTTTATTGCTGAAGTTACGGAATATACGTACTGCAAAAAGCATAAAGGGGTAATTATTAAAGGTACTGATGGTTGTTTGGCCTGGCAAGTAATATATAGTATCAGCCGGCTGTTATACGATGAAGGTTATGTGTTTTCTAGGGAATGGATATAATTAGGTTTCCCGTGAAACATTTAGGACAATTAACCCCCGACCTTAATTGTCTTTTTTTTGAAATGCTAAATAAGGTGGGGTGTTATTTATCATTTCGTTATGGTAGTAAAATATTGCACATTAATTTTTTTTCATGCAAAATAGAGGTGGGTTATTACGGCCACAACACGTATTAACCTTGTCTCTTTCATCTGAAGTACTGGGGTCTTTTATGACCCCTTTTTTTTTGGGGAAAACAAACATGGCTGGATATAAAAAAGGCGCGGCCACCGGCGGCAAGAAAAAAGGTGCGGCAATGGGTGGTAAAAGTATGACAATGAAACAAAAAATGGCTAAAATGAGAAAAATGAAAAAGCCAACCAAACGAGCCTAAATGGCATATTTGAACAGCGATTTGTATGAACAAAACATACCGCTGTTTAAAGTTTGGGTGCGTAAAGAATTTACAAAAGGTTTAAAAGAATATCAAGGTGAGGCCGTCCATGCCATTGTTTGTGGCGTGCGTACTGAACCTGATAAATGTTTAGCGTTTCATGTGGTGTTTACAGGATATGAAGCTGATGACGGTATAACGCCAAATGTAACAGGTGGGGCAATGTGGGCCAAAATGCCGCTTATAGCGCTAATGGCTGATATTCCGGTAGATGATTGGCCACCGCGTTTACAAACGCATTTGGCACAACCCTGGGACTGTTCTAGTTATCATCATAGTGTAACCAGATATAGTCGTTTACAGCCATCGCCGTGGTTATGTAAAGTTGGTGGCGAGTTTTACAAAGGGCGTTATTATTTCACGGTAGATTATGCGCAAAGTACAGTAAGTGAAGACCCAGCACAACATAAACAAAGCCACGTTTTAGCAATTACGGAGGGTAAGTATAAAGGGGCTATAGTTGCTTTACCAAATAACAGGGTACGTGTAACTAGTCCAGCATATTGGGTAACTGGCACAGGTGCGCCAGATTTTGAACCAAATAATGCTAGTTTTTGTGCTGAGCAAGATGATTCCTATACTGACCCTGAGATAACCTTTAATAATTTATACGCCAAAGGAAATACGAATGACCGTAAAAAGAAATGAAGTAGAAAAAATGCAAGCATATTTGCTTACAAAAAAACCGGTTGCGATAGATAAAAAAGTTGCCTATGGGCCAAAATTGACCAAAGGAAAAACAAATGGCCGCAAAAGCAAAAAAAAGTAAAAGCACAGTAAATGCGGCGAATAATTACACGAAACCAACAATGCGCCGCCGGTTATTTTCTAAGATAAAAGCCGGTTCAAAAGGCGGCAAACCTGGCCAATGGTCGGCAAGGAAGGCACAAATGCTGGCACGTGAATACAAAGCAAAAGGCGGGGGCTATAAATCGTGAGTTTAAAAAAAAGCCAACGTGATTTAAAAAATTGGACGGCGCAAAAGTGGAGAACATCAGATAACAAACCCAGTAAGGGCAAAAAGCGGTATTTACCTGATGCGGCCTGGAAAGCGCTAACACCAGCTGAAAAAGCGGCAACCAATAGGGCCAAGGCAAAAGGTAATAAAAAAGGTAAACAACACGTATCACAACCTAAAAAAATTGCGGCTAAAACAAGAAAGTTTAGGTAATGACAAGAGTAAATAAAAGTAAAATGGCTTGTAATAAGCCGCGCCGCACACCAAACCACCCCAAAAAATCACACGTTGTTAAGGCGTGTTATGATGGGAAGGAAAAATTAATACGGTTTGGCCAGCAAGGTAAAAAAGTTGGTACGTTAAGTGGTACAGCCGGCAAAGCCAAAAAGAATGAATCAGATCGTATGAAAGCCAAAAGGAAAAGTTTTAAAGCGCGCCACGCCAAAAACATAGCAAAAGGCAAATCATCGGCGGCATATTGGGCAGATAAAGTTAAATGGTAATAGATTGGGTGAAAGTAGATGAAGTTGTACCCTATGAAAAAAATGCACGGTTGCACTCGCCAAAACAAGTTAAACAAATAGCGCAAAGTATTGACGAATTTGGTTTTACAAACCCGTTGTTAATTGATGAAAAAAATACGGTTTTAGCGGGCCACGGTAGGTTGTTAGCCGCAAAACATTTGAAATTAGATAAAGTGCCTTGCATACAGGCAAAGAATTTAACAGAAACGCAGAAAAAAGCATACATACTGGCTGATAACAAAATTGCAGAAAATAGCAGTTGGGATAACGGTATGTTGCTGGGGGAGTTAAAAACACTTGAAGAATTAGGTGTTGGAATAGAATTTACAGGTTTTTCGCCTGGTGATTTTGCAAAACTAAAATACACGGCCGCTGATGCAATACACGGTATTTTACGTGAAAAGTATATAGAGCCGCCATTTAGTTTGTTAGATAGCCGTTCAAAAAATTGGCTTGATAGACGGCGTAAGTGGTCAGAATTAATTAACGATAATACCGAAACACGGGAAGATTTACTAATTAAATCACTAAGTGAGGTGATTGGAGTTAATGCAACAAGTGTTTTTGATGCTACGTTGGCGGAAGTTATTTGCCATTGGTTTAGCACTTCAACTGACACGGTGTTTGACCCATTCGCCGGTGATACGGTTATTGGGTTTGTTGCTGGGTTTTTGGGTAGGGAATTTAAAGGTATAGAATTAAGAAAAGAGCAAAGTGAATTAAACCAAAGCCGTTGTGATGCGCACAAATTGAATTGTGAATATTTTACAGATACGTGCGTAAACATGGATAAATACATACTTGATAATAGTGTTGATTTAGTATTTAGTTGCCCTCCTTATGCTGATTTAGAGCAATATAGTGATTTGGAGGAAGATGTAAGTAACATGACCCACGAACAGTTTTTTGAAACAATGAAGCTGGTGTGTGAAAATGCTGTACGCAAATTAAAAAATGATAGGTTTTTTGTGTTGGTGTTAAGTGATGTGAGAAATAAAAAGGGTGAATACATTGGTTTAGTATCAAAAATTATAGAAATGGTAGCAAGTTTAGAAAATATGTCTTTCCATAACGATTGTGTTTTGTTAAACTCTGTGGGAAGCGCAAGATTACGCGCAAATAACAGTATGACGGCAACACGTAAAGTAAGCCGTATGCACCAGAATGTTTTGGTGTTTTTAAAAGGTGACGCAAAAAAAGCGGCAAAACGTTTAAATGGAAGCGCAGATACATAACACAACATTTTGGATTTCATGCACTAACCCAAAATTATTAATTAAATTTTTTGATGAAGCATTACAAAAAAGTGGGTTTACAGTATTAAAAACAATAGAGCATGAATTTGAGCCGGTTGGGTTTACACAATTATGGTTATTAGCTGAAAGCCATTTTGCTATACATACTTTTCCGGAAAAACAAACAACGTATGTTGAGTTAAGTAGTTGTAATTATGATAAATATTGTAATTTTGTGGGGTATTTCTTAAATAATAAATCGGAGTTATAAAAATGGCACGTGCAAGCAAAGGACGACCAGCCCATGAGCCTAATGACGAAAAAAGAACATTGGCGCGCACTCTTGCGGCTGTAGGGGTAACACATGAGGATATTGCTAGTAAATTGTCAATATCAGCGGACACTTTAACCAAATATTATAAAAAAGAATTAGATAATGGCCGCATCGATGCTAACGCTACAATTGCCCAAAGTTTATTTGAACAGGCAAAAGGCGGTAACACATCGGCACAAATGTTTTGGTTAAAAACACGCGCTGGGTGGAAAGAGCGCCAGGTTAATGAATTGGTTGGTGCTAATGGTGACCCAATAGAAATTACAACGAGTATTGAAGTTGTCGGCGTATAAACTGCAATTGCCGAAAAAATTATTGCCATTATTTGAACCGTATAGAATTAAATGTTTATATGGTGGCCGTGGTAGTGGCAAATCCTGGGGTGTTGCCAGAGCAATTGTAGCAAAATGCGCAGAAAAACCTTTGCGGGTGTTAGCGGCAAGGGAAACCCAACGTAGTATACAAGAATCGGTTCACAGGTTATTACGTGACCAAATTGATTACATGGGTTTAAATCATGTGTTTGATATACAAGAGCAAAAAATATTAGGAAAAAACGGGTCGGAAATAACGTTTATAGGAATAAGACAACAAGGTGTAGCAAATTTAAAATCTTATGAAGGTACGGATATTTGCTGGATTGAGGAGGCCCAGGTTGTTTCCCGTAAAAGTTGGGATATTTTAATACCAACTATTAGAAAAGACCAGAGCGAAATATGGCTAACATTTAATCCAGAATTGGATACTGATGAAACGTACACCAGGTTTGTTTTAAACCCACCAGCTAATTCATGGATTTGTGAAATGAATTATTACGATAATCCATTTTTTCCAGATGAATTAGAAAAAGAACGTAAGCAATGGCAAGCACGTGACCCAGTTGGTTATGAAACTGTATGGGAGGGTAAGTGTAGGCCAACTATTGAAGGGGCTATTTATACCGGCGAAATACAAGATGTGATAAGCGAGGGCAGAATAAGGGAAGTGCCTTATGACCCACAACTCAAAGTACACACGGTTTGGGATTTAGGATGGAATGATGCTATGGCCATTATTTTCTGTCAAGTGGCGGCAAGTGAAATACGTATAATTGATTTTATTGAAGATACCCATCGTACATTGGAATCATACGTTAAAGAAATTACGGATAAAAACTGGAATTGGGGTACAGATTATTTGCCACATGATGCCAGCCATAAAGACTTTAAACATGGTCGCAGTACTGAAGAAATGTTAAGGAGCATGGGCCGTAACCCATTTGTATTAGCCAGGGGAGATGTAGAGCAAGGTATAAAAAAAGTACGTATGACGTTGCCACGTATTTGGTTTGATAAAACACGTAGTGTTGAATTGTTAAACCATTTAAAACGTTACAGGCGCACAATTAACAGCGCCGGCGAACCGTCATCGCCTTTACATGATATACACTCCCATGCTTCGGATTGTATGCGGTATCTTGCAATTGCAGTTGATTTCATGTCCAATGATACCTGGGGGCATTTGCCGGAATCAAATACAAGGTGGGTGGTTTAAATGTATTTACAAAAACAGGGTATAGACCCAACGAAAAAAATAAAAGAATTGGAAGAACGTATACAGGTGTTGGAAGCAATTGTATTAAATTCAGCCAAACTAAAACGCGGAAAAAAGGCTAATGGAACAACAACTAAAATCAATAATTCAATCAGAAATTGATGCCAGCATTGGTTATATAGAATCTGAAACCACTACTGAAAGGCGCAAAGCGTTAGAAAGTTATATGCGCCGTCCATACGGCACGGAAGTGGAGGGCCGTTCACAAATTGTTACTGGTGAAGTTGCAGAAGCAGTTGACGGAGCGTTACCACATTTAATGCGTATTTTTGCAAGTAGTGAAGAAGCGGTAAAATTTGAAGCAAAAACAGCGCGTGGAATAGAAGCGGCTAAACAAGCTACTGATTATTGCAACTGGGTGTTTTATGTGGAAAACGATGGTTTTCAAATATTGCACGAAACAATGAAAACTGCGTTGTTGCAAAAAGTGGGTATTTTTAAAGCATATTATGATGAACGCATAGAAGTTAATACAGAAAAATATGAAAAACTGACCGAAAACGAAATGGTTATGTTGCTGGAAGATGGCACGCGGGAAGTTGTTAGTCAAGAGGAAGTAATTGAGCAAGAAATAAATGAAGTAAACCAGGAAACAATGGTGCGGTACTTTAATGTTGAAGTTCGCAAAAAAAACGAAATAGGCAAAATTGTTGTAGAATCTTTGCCACCTGAAGAATTTTTAATTAGTAAAAAAGCAAAAACCGTTCAAGACAGTCCATTTACAGCACATAGAAAATTACTGACACGAACAGATTTAATGGAGTTGGGTTTTGAAAAAGATATTGTAAACAGGTTGCCGGCTTATGATGAATTAGCATATACGCCAGAACGTGTGGCCAGGTATAGTGAAGGGGAGCAACCGCACGATGCCGAATCACTTGATTACAGTATGCAAGAAATAGAAATATATGAATGTTATTTGCGTACAGATTTTAATGAGGATGGTGTAGCAGAATTACGCCGTGTGGTGTATGCCGGAAATGAGGTGCTAAGTAATGATGAAATAGATTTTATACCGTTTCACAGTATTTGCCCTTATCCACTACCACACAAATTTTTCGGCCAATCCTTAGCAGATAGGGCAATAGATTTACAAGAACAAAAAACAGCAATAACACGTAGTATTTTAGATAGTTTGTATTTGAGCCTTGCGCCTAGAGTTGGCGCGGTGGAGGGTCAGGTAAATTTAGATGATTTGTTAAATGTAACGGCTGGCGGTGTTGTAAGGTTAAAAAACCCAAATGCCATTGTGCCAATGTCAGTACCTTTAGTAGCAAACCAGGCATTTCCAATGCTCGAATATTTAGATGCGGTACAGGGTAAAAGAACCGGCATAAGTGATGCAATGCAAGGTTTAGCGCCTGATGTTTTACAAAATGTAACCGCGGCGGCAATAGCCGCTTCAACCAATGCCGCAACTGGTAAAATAGAATTAATTGCGCGTATTTTTGCGGAAACGGGTTTAAAAAGTTTATTCCAGGGCATTTTGCAACTTGCTTGTAAATATCAAGACAAACCTAGAACGGTACGTATGCGCGGCAAATATGTTGAGATGGACCCCCGTACATGGTCAAACCAATACGATGTATCAATTAATGTTGGCCTGGGTACGGGCGATCAAAAACAACAAATGTCATTGCTACAAATGATAATGGCTAAACAGGAAGAAATTTTGCAGAAATTTGGGCCAGCAAATCCATTGGTTTCAGTTGGTCAATATCGGGAAACGTTAAGTAAGTTTATTAACACGGCTGGGTTTAAAGATACCAAATCGTTTTTTAAAGAAATTACACCGGAAATCGATGCAATGTTATCAAACCCGCAAGGTAAACAAGGCAAACCAAATCCAATGGTACAAGCGGCTATGCAACAAGCGCAAGCGCAAATAGCTATTGATAAACAAAAAGCCGATGCAGAAATTGCTTTGAAACGTGAAAAAATGTTGAATGAATTACAGTTGAAAAAAGAAGAAATGCTGGCTGAGTTAGATTTAAAGCGCCAAGAATTAATGGCAGAAGCATCTTTAAAAGTTAATATCCCGCGACCCAATTAATAGGAAAAAAAATGAGTAATGTAGCTGTAGCGTTAGCAGATGCCAAAAATATTGCGTATAGCCAAGGATTTTTTGGTGAAGCAAATGAACAATGGGTAAGAAATAATTTTCCCGAAATTGCTGAGCTTAATGATTTAAAAAATCAAGGCGTAGTTGATATATTTGGTAACAGGATAGATGACCCTAATTATTCTTTGTCTACGTCGCAAGATAACCCCAATCCCGTTGTTTTTAGTGCGGCGAATATTAATTTACCTCAACCGGATAATTTTGAAATAATTACTGACCCAAATAGGGTTGAAGGCGGTACAACAAATACAAACACAACTACAACCACAAATACTGTTACGGCACAAACACCGAGCAATTCAAGTAATTCATTAACAGAATTTGGTTTAAATGAATTATATAAAGAAATATTAGGACGGCCATTTACTGACGGCGATGATATTGCATCGGTTTATTTAAGTATGACCCCTGATGAAGCGCGTGAATATTTAGTTGCGCAACCGGAGGCGCTAATTTACCAACAAGCTGGCGATTCGTTAAATTTAGCAAATAGAACAGAATTGTTAGGTGAATATAGTGGCGGGTTATTGAATACGGAGGATAGTAATTTAGATGGTGTAGTTGATATAAATGATTTGTTATTTGACATGGGAAGGGCCGGTTATGGGCCAGAATTACCAACGGCAAATGTTGGGGCTAATAATGCTGGTGCAAATAATGTAATTACGAATAATTTGCCGGCGGCACAATCAGGATTTGGAACAACACCAACAACACAGGTATTAAGTCCGTATTATGGCAATTTAGTACCAATGCAAATAACACCAGGTAGCGATATAATGGCTTCCAATTTAAGCGGTAATTTTTATGGGATTAACCCACAAACAAATCAATTAGGTTTATTAAGTGATCCACAACAACAAGATTTGATGTTTAGATCGGGTGTTGCTGGGTTTACTGAAAATTTACCAACTGGGTTTGAATTTGGTATACCGGCGGTAGTTGCTGATGTACCAATATTTTTACCAGCGAATTATCAAGATTTTTTATCAGACAAAGAAACAAAAGAAGCAGAAGCAAAAAAGAATAGATATACATTTTCCGGAATGGGTTCAGATTTTGATCAAGCAAGGTTAAACGAAACATATACAGGCCCATAACATGACAGAACAGGAAGCACGTGAATTATTAGAAAACACGGCATTTAAAAAATCAGTTGAAACAATTGTTAATGAATACCTTTCTTTAATTGCTAATAGTGCGGTTGAAGATTTTGAAGGAAGGGAAGAAGCATACAGGATGATAAAGGCATTACAAAAGATTATTGGACATTTTGAGGGCATTGCATATTCTCAAGCTGTTCAAAAAAGCAAATGGAAATTTTTTTAAAAGGAAAATAAATGAGCGAAACTGTTAACCAGGAAACACCACAAACAGATCAAGGCATGGAATCGCTAAGTTTAGAACAAGCGGCGGGCAAATTTTTAGAACGTATGGAACAGGCCGAGGCATCGCAAGATCAACCTCAAAGTGAACCAACCAAAGAAAATGAACCTGTTAATGAAGCAGTAGAAGCTACTGAAGAAACCGCGCAAGCGGGTGATGAGGTGGTGGAGGAAGGTGTTGATGATAGTGTTGAGGAAGGCGAGGCACAAAGTGAACGCACCTGGCGTATAAAAGCCGAGGGCGAAGAACATGATGTTACCGAATCAGAATTAATACAAAATTATCAACTCCAGGCTAATGTTCGAAAAAAAATGGAGAAACTTGCACATGAAACAAAGGAAATTGAACAATTAAAAAGCAATTTGCAAAATGAAAAACTTACACTTGACCAGTTAACGCAAACGCGGGTTGATTATGATGCAAAGTTACAACAAATTGCAGATTTTCTAAATAAACAAGAGCAAGATTTTTCACATTTACAAGAAACTGACCCAACCCAATACGCAATAAAATTAGGGGAAGCAAATCAACGTAAAGCGCATTTAGCGCAGATTGAACAGGAACGGGCGCGCCTTGTCAGAGAACAACAAGCGCAAAACCAGGCAATGTTTGAGCGGCAAAAAATGACAGAACGCAAAAGGTTGTTAGAGCGGATACCAGAATTACAAGATGCAAACGCACGCAATAAAGCAAGGGAGGAAATGCTTGCTTATGCCAAATCAAAAGGAGTAACAGAACAAGAATTTGGTACTTTAATTGATAGCCGTTTGATGGAAATTTTGTATGATGCTACGTTTGCCAAAAAGGTACGCGAATCGAAACCGGAAATAATGAAAAAGGTTAAGAAAGCGCCAAAAATGGTAAAAAGTGGTGTCGCCACCCCTAGTAATGCTGAATTGGATAGGATTGGACAAATTAAAAAACAGGCTAAAAAAACAGGCAATTTAAAAGATGCCGCAAAGTATTTTGAAGCCATAATTTAAAAAGGAGTTATAACAATGGCAGTATTTTCAAATCATGCCGCGGTTGGCTCAAGGGAAGATTTACAAGATGTAATATACTCGATTAGCCCAACCGACACCCCATTCATGAATAGTATAGGCACAACCAAAGCCGCCTCAACTTTACATGAATGGCAAACCGATTCGCTTGCGAGTGTAAACGTTAGTAATGCCGCAATAGAAGGCGCGGACGCATCAACATCAACACTGAGCGCGACAACACGATTAAACAATCAGTGTCAAATCCTACAAAAAACCATTAGTGTATCCCGTACATTGGAAGCGGTGGATAAAGCTGGCCGCAAGAGTGAACAGGCGTACCAAATGGCTAAAGGTAGTAAAGAATTAAAGAGGGATTTGGAGGCAATTGCTTTATCAAATCAAATTAAAGATGCTGGTTCAGCCGCAGAAGCAAGAACGATGGGCGGGCTACAAACCTGGTTGAATACAAATGGAGATTTTGGTTCAGCCGGTGTTGCTGGTTCTTTGGGTTCAACTGCAAGAACAGATAGTACAGAAGCGGAAAGAACGTTCACTGAGGATATGTTAAAAACCGTTGTTAAAGAAGTTTATGAGGCCGGTGGTGACCCATCTATTTTAATGGTTTCACCAGCACATAAACAGACAGTTAGCGGCTTCGCAGGAATTGCGGCTCAACGTTATATGGCCCCTCAGGACACGCCAACCACTATTATTGGCGCGGCTGATATTTATATGTCCGATTTTGGAACAATATCAGTTGTACCTAATAGATTTATGGTAGCGGGGAATTCGGCTGATGATGTGGCGCTGGTTTTAGATCCGGAGTTTTTGGAGTTGGCGTATTTGCGACCGTTCCAAACGAACGATTTAAATGTTGCTGGCGACCAGGCGGCAAAACAGCAAATAGTAACTGAAGTAACCCTTGCTGTATTAAACGAAGGGGCATCAGGAATTATTGCTGATTTATCGTAATTAACTAGGTAATGGGGGGCTACCACAATCTCCATAAGTTCCTAAAAACCCAGCCCCCTATTCCTATTTTGAAAAAAACAAAAAAATGAATAATTATAAAAACACTATTTATCACAAAATAGACGGCCAATGTATTGTTGAAGATGTACAGGATTGCACCGAAATAATTGAAAAGAACAAAAAAGAATTTAATTCATACGATGAGCGTGCAACGTGGTCTGATCATTTGTTTGGGAATAAAATTGCAAGTATACCTATGACTGTTATTGATAGTTTAAATAAAAAAGGTATATTACGTGGTTTTAAGGTATTAGATGAAAAAGCGTTTAAGGCATGGTTGAATGACAGCGAGAACCGGTTTTTTAGAACCAGAACAGGACGGGTTTAAATGGCATTTAGTACATATTCAGAATTGCAAACAATGGTTGCAAATTACCTGGGACGTGATGATTTAACAACCCAAATTACGGATTTTATAAAATTGGGTGAATTGCGTATGCGTAGGGATTTGCGGTTGCGGCAAATGTTAACTAATGTTGATTTAACAATTAATGCGGCTAATGTTTCTATACCTAGTGATTTTTTAGAATTACGGGAATTGCATATACAAAGTACACCGGTTACGCAATTGGATTTTTTGCCACCAACAACGTTTTTTAGAACGGCAAGAACAACTGAAACCGGTAAACCGGTTTTTTATACAATGGATGGTACTAGTTTTGTATTTGGGCCAACACCAGATACAACGTATACGGGAAAGTTGTTGTATTATGCCGCGCCTGATTTTTTAAGCGATAGCAATACTAGTAACACATTTTTGGTGAATGCACCGGATTGTTTATTGTATGCAACGTTATCAGAAAGCGAGCCTTTTTTGATGAATGACCAAAGACTAGCGGTGTGGGCAAGTTTATATGATCGGGCAAGAATACAATTAACATCGAGCGATGATCGCGCTGAATTTAGCGGCAACCCAATGGCAATGAGTGTTACGTAAATGGAAAAAATTACTTTTACAGAATGGTTACCTGATCAACCGCCGGTTGCTGGTGCGTTGGTAGAAGCTAAAAATGTTATACCACAACAAATAGGGTATGGGCCTTTGCCAACGGTATCAGAAATTAGTAATGATGCTGGTGAAAATTTAAATGGGGTATTTTCGGGTAGATTTGGTGAAACCACCAAAGTGTTTGCAAGTTCAAACACAAAATTATATGAATATAGTTCATCTACATTAGATTTATCTAATATAAGCCAAGCCGGTAATTATAGTGCGGGTGAAAGTGGTAGATGGTCAACGGCACAATTTGGTAAAGTAGTTTTAGCGGCAAATGGGGAAGAAATCGTTCAGGCGTACACAATTGGTACAAGTAGTAATTTTGCTGATTTAGCAAGTGCCGCGCCAACCGCGCATTTTGTAAGCGTAGTTAGAGATTTTGTAGTTTGCGGTAGAACAAACGAAGAACCTAACAAAGTTTTATGGTCAGATATAAACGACGAAACAGATTGGTCAAGTGGGCCAACAAGCCAATCAGATTTTCAGATAATACCCGATGGCGGGAATATACAAGGAATTAGCGGAGGTGAATTTGCGCTAATATTTTTGCAAAAAGGTATTTCAAGAATGACCTATGCCGGCGCACCATTGTATTTTCAGTTTGATACAATTAGCCGTGGTTTGGGTTGTTTAGAATCAAAATCAATTGCACAGTACGGTAATTTATCATTCTTTTTATCTGATGATGGTTTTTATTTGTGCGATGGAACAAAAGTGCAACCAATTGGCGCTGAAAAAATAGATAGATTCTTTTTTAATGATGCTGAGTTAGCATTGTTAAATAATATGAGTGTAGCGGTTGACCCTGTAAGGCGTTGTGTGTTTTGGTTGTATACAAACAATAGTTCTGTTCAATCAATATTAATTTATAATTGGCAAATTCAAAAATGGTCTAGGGGTGAAACAACCGCTGATTTTATTGCAAGTGTTGAAACAGAAGGTATAACACTTGAATCGTTGGATAATTACTCTACAAGTTTAGATGATTTGGGCATTAGTTTAGATGATAGATTTTGGGTTGCAAATAATACTTTGTTGGCCGGTGTGGAAGATCAAAAAATTGTTGCTTTTAGTGGCACTAATGCAAATTCAGAAATTATAACCGGTGATTTAGTTGGCCAAAACAGTATCATTACATTAGCAAAACCACAAATAAATGGTGGTACGGCAAATGTATCTATTGCAAGCCGCGCAAGGTTAGATGGGGATGTTACGTTTGGAAGTGTTGCAAGTGCTGATGAAGAAAACCGGTGCGCAGTTAGAAGCCATGGAAGATATCATAGAGTTAAGGTGTTGCCAAGTGGTAGTTATACATCAGCGGTGGGCGTTGAATTAGATATAAAACAAAGGGGTAATAGATGACCCAGTACCGTGTTTTGCCTTATAGTGGCGCTGAACCGAGGCAAATATCTGAAGTTGTAAACAATGCTATGGGTGGCAAAATAAATGCAACTGGCACAATTAATTTAAATGCAAATAGTGCTACGGCTACAAGTATAATTGATAGTAGGTTAGGTGCTGAAAGTGTAGTTTTGTTTATGCCAACAAATACAGCATCAGCAACATTTATGAATGATATGTTTGTAACTGAGAAAACAGATGGGTCAGCAACAATTGCGCATAGTATTAATACCGCGGCAAGTGCAACATTTAGTTACCTGGTTATTGGGTGATTGACAAAAAATTTGTTCAACCCGCAGAAATACGAACGTATTGGGGTTATGTAAAACCCAGGTTAGAAATTGTACTAAAAAAAAGTCCAGAGCCGTGGATTCCTGAAGATATCTATGCGGACGTGGTGATGGGTTCATCGTTGCTCTGGCTAATGTTAAATGAAGAAAAACCCGCTGGTTTTATTGTTGGTAGAAAACAAAATGACGGCGTGTTTTTTTTATGGGCGGGTTATTGTGAACCGCATATTGATGATTTAATTAAATGGACTTTAATTGAACAAGCAACCATTTCAGTAGGTTGTAAAAAAATTGCTTTCGAATCCTGGCGAAAAGGTTGGGAGAAAAAAGCAAAAAAACTGGGGTTCAGACCCCGAAAATATATTAAGGAGTTGAAAATATGAGCGGCGGCGGCAGTCAAACGGTTTATCAAAAATTAGACCCAACCCAAGCGCCATTTGTTGAATATGGTTTGGAGGAGGCGCAAAGGTTATATGAGGGTGGTATGCCTACTTATTTCCCTGACCAAACGTATGTTGGGGCAAGTGAGCAAACACGCACGGCATTAGATGCGGCACAAAATAGAGCGGCAATGGGCAACCCTTTAGTACCAGCGGCGCAACAACAATTTTTAAATACCATTCAAGGTGATTATACAAGTGCTACCAACCCGTATTTCCAAAATAGGTTTCAAACGGCAAGTGATGCGGCAACACAAAGTTTTTTTGATGCGGTTAACCAAATTAATAGCCAGGCATCAATGGCCGGCCGTTATGGGTCAGGCGCACAAAATGATTTAATTGATAGGGCAACTGGCCAACTGGCAACAACGTTAAGTGATACGGCTGGTGCATTAGCATTTGATAATTATAACCAGGAACGTGCGCGGCAATTAGCTACGGCGCAAGGCGCACCAGCAATGGCGGCAACTGATTATGATGATATAAACAAAATGATGCAATTAGGCCAGATAGGTGAAGGGTATCAAGAATTAGCATTAAAAGATTCAATAAACCGGTTTAACTTTCAACAAGGTTTACCAGGTGCGCAATTGCAACAATACCTATCAGCGGCATACGGTGCGCCATTAGGCACAGTAACAACACAACCGGTAAGCCGTGGTGGTTTAGGCGGTGCGTTAGGTGGTGCGGCTATGGGTGCTGGTTTAGGCCAGGCATTAGCTTTATCTAACCCATATACCGCGGCTCTTGCTGGCGTAGGTGCGTTAACAGGAATACTTTAAAAGGAATATAAAATGAGTGGAATGCCACCAGTTTTTAAACAACCTGGGCAAGCCGGTACGAATTTAGGTATGGCCCAAGCACAATCACAATTCGATGAAACGTTGCGCAAACAAGGAATGCCAGCAATGTTTTCACAACAACAAGGGCCAGCATTTAACCCATCAGTTATAGGGCAAGGGCAAGGCGCAATAGCGGGTAGACCAAAGTTGCCCCAACCTAGTGATTTTTTGGCGGCTAATAACGCCAGCATAAGTGGCTCAAAAGGCGCGCAACAACGAAGCGGGTTATTGGGTACTGCGTTAGGCGTTACACCACCAGCGCAACAAGCGCCAAAGCCAATGGGGTTTGCAGATAAACTTGTTAGTGGTTTAGCTAATTTGCCGCAAAACCAATTATTTATGTTGGGTACAGCGCTTAGTAACCCAAAACAAAATTTTGCAGAAAATTTGCAAGACTATACAAAAAGCGCAATGCAACAACAATTATTTAAACAACAATTAGCCGACAGCGAGTTTGATAAATTATATAAACAGGGTATGTTAGATGTAAATAAACTAACCGCAGAAGCGGCTTATAAAAAAGCTGGGTTAGGTGATTACAAAGCAATTTCAATGGCTGATGAAAAAGGCAACAAATTTACAGCAATGTTTGATAAACGTGGCCAATTTTTGTATGCAGATGGAACGCCGATACCGCAAGATATTTTAGCAAAATCGAGCATTATACAAAAGCCACCAGTATCTTTAACAACTGTTAAATCCCCCGCTGTTATTAAAGCTGAGCAAGATGCCGCAATTACTTTAAAAGAAAGAGAAAATACCCTTGAGTTACAAAAAATGGGGCGTGAAAAAAATTATGATTATTTGATGGAAAATTACGTAAACCCAGGGGCAAGCGCGGTAAAGTTTTCCAAAGGTGTTGATAATTTAATGGAAACTTTTCAAGCATTAAAAATGGATGAAAAAGGTGGTGTGTTTACTGGTACAAAAGCGCAAATGAAAAAATTATTTGGTATAAATGATACTGATGTTACGGCACTAGAAGCGGCTGAAGCATTTAGAAATCAATACGCACCACAATTACGCGTACCAGGTTCAGGCGCAACCACAGATTTTGAAATGCAAAAGTTTTTAGCGGCATTCCCATCATTAAGTATGACGGCAGACGGCCGCAGAATGCTAAAAAAAGCGGCCAATGTTTTTGCAGACCGTGAAAAACACGTAGCGAAAAAATTACAAGACGATATGAACCAGGGTAAATTGTTAACTGATGCTGATGGCCAACGTTATTACGAGGAAGCACGTGAAATGTTTAAATTAGACCCTTATTTTATGTCGGTTAATTCTGGCTCAGGTTTGCAAGGTAATTACCCAGGCATTAATAGTTAAAGGCAAAAAGGCTAAGAAATGACAAAAGAAGAAATACAAGCAATTTTGGAAGCGCAGAAAAGTACGCCTGATATTGGTACTGGTTTTAGCGAAAAAGATTTAGAAGCGATGAGCCAACCAGCGGCAGATTTGGGTAACATACAAAAACAACTAAACACAATACGTAAACTTGCGCCTGAACAGGGTTTAGATCCTGAAAGCGAGGTTTTTAGGCATTTAGATGATTTGCGTAGACAAAATAAACTTAGTGTTGATGATTTTAGATCGCTATTAAGTGCAAAAACACTTGACCAACAATATGGCATGGGACGTGCCTTATTGCAAACCCCAACCCTGGGGGCGGCTGATGAAATTGAAGCGTTAATGAAATCTACTTTCGGCGATAGAACGTATGATGAAAATTTGGCGCAAATTAATTTAGCCAGAAAAATGTTTGAAAAACAAAACCCACGCGCTGAAACAGCGGCCGAAGTTACCAGTACGGTTGCAAGTTTACCTATGTTTGCAAAAGGCGTAAGTTCAATTATTGATAAATTTCCAAAACCCAAAAACATTGGTGCTGGCACAAAATTAGCAAGTTATATTTTGGGTGGTGCGGCAGTAGGTGGAACAGAAGGTGGTTTGCGTGAATTACCTGGTAAAAGGGCCACGGGTGCTAGAACGGGTGCGCTGATTACTGGTGGGTTAGGTGTTGGGGGTGAATTGGCTGGCAAGGTAGCAAGCAAAACCCCGTTGCCTGATTTTTTAAGCAAACAATATGACAAGTTATTTGGGACTGATAAAAGTGATGCCATACAAAGATTAGCTGAATTAGAAGTATTAGGCGCAATAAAAAGGGATAAAAAAGATATAAGTGAAATTAACCCATTATTGCAAGAATTTAGGGGTGATGACTTTTTAACACGTGGTGCGGGTACATATTCACCCAAGCCAGTTATTTTGGCTGATGTTATTGGGCCAGAAACAGAATCGCTCGCCGCACTAACCGCAAGATATCCAGGAAGTATAAAAACAACGCAAGATATTTTAGATATTCGAGAAGGCGGGCAATCATCGCGTTTAATGGGTGATTTTAAAGAAGCATTAGATGTGAATCAATCTGCATTTGATTTAAAAGAACAGCATTTAAATAATGTGGAGGAAGTTGCAAGAAAACAGTACGATAAGTTAATGACAAATGACGAATATATTTACAACGACACAATTCGCGAAATCGTCATGCGGCCAGGTTTTAAGAATATTTATGATAAGTATAGACAAAATAAGGTGGAATTTGGAAAACGGAGTGAGATACCACCAACGTTTGAAGAAATTTTAAAAGACCCAGAATCAGGTATAAGTTTGGCTGGCATAAACTTCTTTAAAAAAGGGTTAGATAAACAAATTCAAACATTAAAGAAAAGCCGTAACCGTTCGCCAGCGGACGATGATAGGTTAATTGAATTACAAGGCATACGCCGTGAATTTATGAGTGAAGTTGATAGGGTTGCGCCGCCAGAATATAAAGCGGCACGCCAAATTTATATTGATAGATATGAAGCAGAAGATGCAATAAACCTGGCGCGTAAAACAATGTTGAAAAGGGATACAAGTGCGCAAGAGTTTGAAAAACTATACAAAAATTTAAGAAATGATGCTGAACGTGATGCGTTTAAAGTTGGTATGTATGATTTGGTTCGTGAAAAAATACAAACCGCACGTATGAACAAAGATGATGGTACAAACGTTTTAGGTGATTTGTATAGGAATGAACAGATACGTGATAAATATGAAAGTGTTTTGGGTAAAGATTCTTATGAAAAATTAATTAAAAAGTTAGACCAAGAATTACAAATGAAGAATGTTGATATTGCGTTAACAAGTGGTAGTGTTACACAACCAAAATTAGCACAGGAAGAATTTTTTAAAGACCAAAAACGTGTTGAAGTTACGCAAGACCCTAAAACAAATTTATTACGCGGGATATTAAGTTACGTTATAAAAAGCACAGACCCAACACCAGATAAAGCTAATAGGGTTGCATCTATGTTATTAGAATTAAACCCAACAAGACAACAAGAAATATTGGCTAATTTATCTAAACTTGATCAAACAATTTACAACGAGATTTTGCGGCGCATGGGTATAAATGTTGCTGGCGCGGCAAGTGGTTCAAGAGTGATAACACAGGAATAAGAAATGGCAAAAACAAAATTATCCGAATACAATTCGACCGCATCATCAAACACGGATATCGATGGTATCAACCTGGCCGAAGGCATGGCCCCGTCATTAGTTAATAATGCGTTAAGAGAATTAATGGCGCATTTAAAAGATTTTCAAAGCGGTAGTAGTTCAGATACATTAACGCTGGGGGGCAAATTAACAGTCAACGCATCGGCTGTAATGACCGCTGGTTTAAGTGTCGATGGTTCATTTACCGCAAGTGGTGAATTCAGCCCAAGTGCATTAACAACATCATTACTTACCGTTAGTGGTGGTAGTTTAGATAATGTAGTTATAGGGGCATCAGCCGCTACAACCGGTACATTTTCAATAATTACTGCTAATACTAAAATTAACGGCCCAGTTTCGGCTAACAGCGTAATTGCAACGACTGTTTCGGCTGGGAATGTTTTTGGTACATTTCATGGTTCATATAGTGGTGATTTAACAGGAAATGTAAATGCCAGTAATGGCACATCAACATTTAGCAATATGATTATAAACGGTAGCCTGAATATGGACGCGACAACCACTGCGACTATAACTGGGTTATCTGAACCGATAAATAACAGCGATGCCGCGACAAAGAATTATGTGGATACGGAAATTGCGGCTTTGGTAAGTTCAGCGCCGGCCCTTTTAGATACACTAGGTGAATTAGCCGATGCGCTCAACGATGATGCCGATTTTGCGAATACGATGAATTCCGTGTTAGCAACCAAATTAACGTTAACGGGCGGTTCTATGACCGGTACGCTCCACATGGGTAGCAATACGATATTAGAAATTGCAAGCGCAAGCACCACCAGCGGCGTGGTGAATAAAGGACAGATGGAAACGCAAGATGCGCTGAAATTATCCTTATCAGGTGGAACGATGTCTGGCGACTTAGCAATGGGGGGCAACCGTATTACTGGTTTGAATGAAACCCCGACGGCATCAAGCCACGCGACAAGTAAAGCGTATGTGGACGATATATTAGGTAGTGCAACATCAGCGGCAAGCAGTCAAGCGGCGGCGTTATTATCAGCGCAATCTGCTGAATTATCTGCTCTTGCGGCGGCATCTTCTCAAGCAGTAGCACTTGCCCATTCACAAAACGCATCAGGTTTTGCAACATCAGCGGCAAATTCATTTGATTCCTTTGATGACATTTATTTAGGGGTGAAAGATTCGAATCCAAGCGTTGATAACGATGGAGATGCGTTGCAAAAAGGAGCTTTGGTATATATTTCAAGTGCTGGGGCGTTGCGAATATATGATGGAGCAAATTGGAACTCAGCGGCATTTGATGTGGGTAGTGCTGTTACCAGCTTTAATACTAGGGGAGGTGATGTAACGTTGCAAACAGCGGATGTTACAAACCTTGTTGATAATACATACGAGCCAAAGGGTGAATCAACGACTCAAGCCGTCGCCATGGCGTTAGTTTTCGGAGGATAATATAATGGCATTAGTAGGACAACCAATAGAGATCGGAACCGCATCGACAACCTTGATGACAGTTCCGGCGACTCTTGAAGCATCTTTACATAGTTTATTAATTTCAAACCCTACTGGTGGGAATCTTGATGTAACGTTATCGTATTTTGATTCAAGTACCAGTAGCGAATTAAGTTTATTAACACAAACCGTTACTGGGGATACTACGTTAAAAGCGTTTGATGCCCCGATAAATATGGCGGCTGGGGATAAAGTAAACGCATCGGCCACGGGTACTGGGTTAGTTGCTCTTGTAAGTAGATTTGAAAATAGTTCAACACCGGCTGAAACGGGATTTCGTGCGCAAGGAAATTATACCGCGACGACCACATATCAGACCAACGATGTAGTGTTTCTTGAAAGTGATAGCAATAGTTATCTTTCCAGAACAGACTCTAATCTAAACAATACTCCAAGTAGCAGTCCAAGCAACTGGCAAATATTTGGCGCTAAGGGTGATACGGGAGATGTTGATTTAAATTCAGCACAAACACTTACTAATAAAACAATTGATTCAGCGGTAAGCGTAAGCGCATCAGGTACGTTATCGGACGGCGATGGCAATTTACGAGATGTACCTAAATCCGGTACAACGAAAACAGATGCGTATACGTTTGCAATTGGCGACGTAGGGAATCACGTTTTGTATTCTAGTGCGAATGTAAACTTTACCGTTCCGGCTTCTACGTTCGATACCGGTGATGTAATTTCAGTAATTAGCACCAATGGGGCTACTGGAACAATTAGTGCCGCAGTAACGACCATGTTTGTTGCTGAGGGTGCTAGTGCAACTGCAACGGCTACGGTCGGGGCAAACGGTTTATGTAATTTAGTCTTTATAAGTGCTTCGCATGTTTTATTAACAGGAAATGTTAGTTAATGCCAGAAGGAATAGTACAGAACACTTTTCCAATTCCTGTTTGTTTTTACACTTTAAACGAACCAATAAAACAAAGTGTAAATACATTTATTAAAAAAATAAAATATAAAGCAAACGAACTTAATTCCAGTTCTACGGATTCATTTGTATTTGCTCATAAAGAAATGAATCAAATAAAAGTATTC